CAACAAGCGTACTGTCAGCCTGAACCTCATCAGGTAACGCCAGTTGAGCCATCATTGGTATTGAGTGTTTATGTTTCATGGTTTTGCCTACGGAGTTTCCTTGTGTAAAGAAAGCGTCTTCCCTGGCTTCTTTGATTATTTCAACAAAGCCTTCATCCTTCATAGCGTCTGCTACAAGTTCATTGGCATGCATTATTTGTATATGAAATGGATTGTCTGGTTTTAGGTTATCTCTATCAGGTAGTCGTCTACGTGCCATATTACAATAATAGTCGACTACTTTTCAAAAGTCAAGTAACGTGGATGACCAATAGGGGGAGGCCATCCACGTTATCTAGATTAACTAGCTACTATCTTCGCACCATCTTTTTGGGTGTCGCAATGTAGTGATAGCTCACCAACGATAGCCCATCTCTTCGAGTCAGCTGTTTTAGCTAAGTCGAATTGAGAGAAGCTTCTAAGGTAAGATACCTTCCAGCTATTAATGTTAACAGCTAGAACAGTTGTGTCTGGAACATATCTGTTCAATACGATGCTCATGTTTCCGAAATCAGATTCATAGTTGTTGATAACTAGAATTTGAGTCTTCTTCTCAGCATCAGTATTTCTAGTAACCTTTTGAGTTAACTTAGAGATACGTCTTTTCAGTGTACCACCAACAAATACGTGAGTAAGAGACCCACCGTTGTTGAATGATGTCTGAAACATGTCGTTGAACTTTTCTTCAAATAACGCAATGTTAGCATCAGAAGTTCCAACCCAAGTATTACTAGTAACGTTTGCAGTTAGAGCGTTAGTAGTAATCTTAGCAATAGCACCATCAAGTTTTCTGGCAGTACCAGATGCTCCAGAAGCAGAAGCTTGAGTAATCAAGGCTTTCTCTACGTCAGTTGCAATCTCTTTGTGTGCTTTCGTTAACTGATATTTCATTTCTGATTTGATGTCGCCATACTTCATAACAACTTCTTGAGTACCAGAAACTTCAATAACTTTTCTAAAGATCTGAGTCCAGTTAGTCTCAACGCTTCTATCATTAACGGCAGTGTTCGCTAGAGAACCACCCTCAATTAGAGCATTGTCAGCATTTGCTGCTGCATTACTATCTGTAAGACTTTCGATCTTTCTCGATGTAGCTTTTCTATTCCCGATTAGAGAAAAGAATGGTGTCTCCGTTGGAGAGACATTAGTAATCGAACTGGTTACATCTCTTTCGTTGTAATTAGTTCTGTAGGTTAACATTTCATTAGACATAAGTCTTCACTCACTTTCTTTTATGAGAGCATCATGTCGTTAACTATAGAGTCAAATAAACCATCAACAGCCTCAGCCTTGTTGGTAGAATTAGGATTCCTTAATGCAGCTTCATATTCAGCTACCATATCAGGCTCTTGTGCTTTCTTCCTTGCAGGTGTAGCGTTCTCAGTAGACCCGAAGACTTTTTTAGGGTCTTGTACTACTTTGGCCTCAGCCCCTCCACCCATCATACGGTGTACTAGCTCAAGAGATATTGTGTTCTCGTACAAGTCTTTCATCAATCCAGGTTTAGTCTTAATAAACTCTAACATTTTCTTAGAGTGGTTCTTCTTATCCTTTTTCAAATCAAGATGCTTGTCGTAAAACTCATCATCCTTCTTCTTCAATTCAGCTTTGATCTTATCCTTCTTCAAGTCATTGACCTCAGCCTTCATTGCATCTAACTCTTCGTCACGTTCACGTTCTCGCTTTTCTTCGTCAGTCAGGTATTCATCATCAGAGACTTCCTCTTCAGGTTCCGACTGCCTGTTCATTTGTTCAACAATTCCTTCTAACTTAGCAAATTTCTCTTGTAGCTTTTCATAACGGATCTTACCATTCGGCATATCACCAAAGTCATCGTTTTCAGATTCATCTTCTGAACCTACACCAGCAGGCGATTCTTCTGTTGTTACAGCTTCCTCGTTCTCTCCAGCATCATCAGTTCCGACTGACTCCTGTTCTCCTAGTAACTCATCCATAAGCATTGCTACGTTCGTTTCTTCCTCAGACATAATATACTCCTTACTATTTTTTTACGTGGAATAGCCCACGCAGTATTAGTCTAACTTTACCTTTAACAAGTATTTCCTTGATGCTATACCTGTTTCAATAAGATGATCTACCTCATCTATTAAAAACATTATACCATTCCTTTCCTTCACGCAAGCGAACACCTCGTTCGGGTCGTTTGATGTACGAATTTTATGGTTCAAACCTACAACTCTATCATCGGCAATAGCTTTGACATGTATATAGGATACGTGACTCTTTAGGTCAATCATCTCATACATCATATTCTCAGCCGCCTGATGTGCCGCTAATGCTCGCTCGCTTATCTTCATCCTAAACCTCCTTGTGGTTTAGAGTTCTGTGGCGAACTACCCATATTTGATCTATCAGTTTGCTTCAATTCTCCATTGAGTCGTTTAACTTCACCGCCAAGTGATTTAATCTGCTCGTTAGATTGCTCGACAACCTGATTGAGTTGGTCTATCTGTTGCTTCTGTTTGTTATAAAGACTTTCAGGGTCTATATAGCTTTCCATATTATGAGGACTAGCTTTCGCTATATCCTTAAGTACAGCCTCATGGTCTAACATACCCATGAACACATCGTTAGAAGACGCTACTGAAACAAACTCCATTAGAGAGTCTCTCAGAGCACGTTCCTTTAAATACTGTGAACCACCATCAACACGGATGTTATACCTTCCAGTTATCTCAGAAACCTTCTGCATGAATACTTTCCCATCAGCTTCAAGCTTAAGTGGTATCTCATCATCAGAGAATTGCAAGATAAGGTTAAACACCTTCTGCAATGTAGCTGAAATCATACGTCTTTCAAACTTACGCACGTATTTAGAGAATTGTGAGCGTGTCTGGTCTTGCAGGATACCAAGTGCCTTACCTGACCTATCAGCTTGCGTTCCTGTAGGCGAACCAGCTGCAAGGCTAGTAGCACCAGCCACGTTATCAGCATAACTATTTAGTCGTGTTATTTCAGCATTGATGTGTGCTAAGTCAAACCTAGCCTCTATCTTCCTAATCGAGTTAGGTTCCCTAACATACAATGGTTTATGAGGCGTGTTATATACTCCCTCAATATCGCTATCATCAAGTCCTGAACTTTTAAGCACCTCAAACGGAGCGTTCAAACTAAACGATAGGCCATCAAGCGATTGGTTTTCCTTATCATTAATCTCATAGTTAAGCCCACGTAACGGAGTAATAACACCGTCTGTAGCAAACTCACTAATCATAGTGTCGTAGTTACAGAACGTGAATGTTTTATCCTGCCCTATAAGCGGACTCTCTTGTATACGTAATACTTCATCCTGTTCTCCTAGGTCAATCCAAAACTGCTTACGTATTTTAACGCCAGTGTCTTCGTTGTCTACCGTAAATAATCCCTGAAACCTAAGTATCTCATAGTTGCCATCCTTAGAACCATGAGCCATATCGCCTACTACTGTTTTACCATCACCTGTCTGCTCTTCTTGTCCTGCAGATAGACTCCCTGTAGGACTTTTCTTAAGTAGTCTCTTTACTGCTGATTCAGAATAAACACCAAGCTCTGCCATTTCCAACAGTTTCTGTGCAGACATCTCGTCTTTATAGATAACATCATACTTAGAAGGGTCATCTGCAAGCAGGTTACAATATACACGGTATATGTCTCTGGCAATAACCTTTGGCCTATGAACCTCAGACTCTACCTTATACAGTTCGTATTTCTTTTCTGTCTGCGGTGTGCCGTTAGCGTCAACCATCTCATCACCCATAGCACTCATTACGGGAACATCTGTAGCTCTACGTTCTATATTGTTATATACGTCTATATCATAGACAACTTCAGATACAGTACATCCATATATCTCATTCTGCTTATCTATCATCTCAAACGAGGATATATAGTCTTCCTGGTCAGAATAGAACTTTAATACTTTAAAAGCAGTATTGGCCATATCAATGTCTGTTTTACCTATAGGATCTATACTAAAATAATCTTCTCTACTAAACAAAGCATTAGATGTTTCTGAATTAACAACGTTTACTGCTCGTCTTCCAACAGGCATAAACACTCTTGCTTGTCCGTCATAGTTATGGTCATCTACGTTACGGATACACATGTATATACGATAGAGTTCATCCCATAGGTCAGTGATCTTATAAGACACTCCACCCTGCGTTAATTCTCTCTGCGATTCATACAATGTAAATAAATCTGTTACAAACTTTTTAGCCTTCTCGTCAGTCTTATCACTGTTACCAGCTATATTCTTTGGTGTTATTTGTGGGTTAAACAAGTATCTTTTATTTTTTGGCATTATTTTTCACCTGCTTCGTTCTTTTCCCTACAGTATTCTTCCTGTTAACTGCATTAAACCTAGCATTTTTTCTTCTAAACTTATTCCATTCATAAGGGTCGTTTGACTTCCCCTTATCAGTTTGCTTGTCATCAAGAAGGTAGGCAAGACTACGCTCATCTTTGCTTGCTATTGCTTTCCTAGCAGCCTTGTTGCCCTTCTTATCCATCTTTTTCTTTGCTCTATTTTTCTTTGCTTTGTTAATCATATTATGTATTTCTTCTAGTACCATTCGGCACCTCCCTTACTATTAGTATAGAACACTTTATTAAAAATAATCAACGAACACCTTTTCTTTTCCTTGAGGATCTGAATGTAGTCTTGGGTATTAATCCCATTTTATCAGCCCACTCAAAGGTATTCACCTCTGGTTCTTCTTTTAGTAGATGCTCTTTAAACTCATACTGCTTTTCATAACTATCAGATACTACATCCATAAAGTCATCGTGAGGAGGCAATTTTGTAGATGTGCATCGTAAAAATTCAAGTTCTATAAACGGTCGATATTCTTCCTGAAAGAACAATTTCCCCTTCTTTAAAGGAGCGGTTAACGCCTTAAATCGTGCCATCTTAGTTGTCTTAGCCCTAGTCATCTCTTCTATATGAAAATGCTTCTTACGTATATCCATCTCACGTTCTAAATATTTCTTTAATGTTTTCTGGAAAGCTACTGTTTCTACGGTAGCATAGTCTATATTCCAAACATCTATCAGCTTAAATATCTCGTCTATAATATCGAATATATCAGAAGACCTAAATCTAATAATATCTAAGAAGTATATATTGCCTTTAGAATCCATACCTGACACACCTAATACGGTGAAGTCTGCACCCTCACGCTCAGAGATAGCAAGGTCTGTAGCTAACATAGTCGTTACTAGATTACCACGTACTGACACACTCCCATTCTCATGTTTAACTATATCTCGCTTACTGAACCACTCGAACCACTCTATATGGAAAACCATCTGCTGACCTGATACTGGATTGTTCTGATACTCTTGTGCAAACGTTTGAGGGTCGTTATCACGTAGTTCACGCAGCTCAGTCAACGGTTTCATCTCTGGCCATAACGCACATTCTTTATTCTTATCGTCTAGGTAGATAGCCTGGAACCAAAGCACCTTCCATTTGATATGGTCTCTATAGGTATTAAGTGCTACGTTCTTTAGCAGCGAATCCATGTCAAGGATAGTGCCTGTCATTATAAACCTACCGCTCTTAGACTTGATAGGTAGTATTGCTTCCTTAAACCATTTAGCTAGATGCATACGGTTCTCTTTATTACGCACGCTCTCATCATCCTCAATATCATCAATATATATAAGGTCAGGTCTACCCTTCTCATTAACGCCCCTTAATTTCTGTCCTGCACCCTTAGCTGATACTTTGATATTAGTTGATGTCTCAAAGTCTGTTTCTGCCCACTTCTTTTTACTAGATAGGTCTCCGAACGTTTCTATTATGATTGGGTTGTCTGTAAGTTGGTCTCTGATCCATCTCATATTCTGACCAGCCATATCTTCAGAGGAACCTATAATAATTATATATCGTGCTAGAAGAAATAGTATTTGATGTAGGATATATAGCCTTGAGGCTGATGACTTGCCGTGTCCTCTGGGGCATACGACACATACTCTCTTAGCTTGTTGGAAAGCGTTATACATCTGGATATGGAACCAAGGAGTATCGACCTTGTCCTGTAATATAGTTTCTTCTTCGTCATCTCTTGCCTTCCCAAATATATCATCCACGAACCGTTGGAAGTCGTATCTCCATATAATCTTTCGTTGTTCTATCTTCGCCTGTTTTATAGCATCGGCATACTTCTTCATATCAGCGTTAGTTATCGAATCTTTAGTAGCTCTATCGTATAACCTTTTCATAAGCGCATCTAGCTCATTAAAGGTATCCATCTCATCCTGCGGGATTACATCCTGCCAGTTCTTAACCTGGAACGTATCGTGTGGTATTCCAGCATCGTTACGTATCTTCATTACCTTCATTCTTTAAGCAACTTATCCATGTGACCTAACAGCTGCTTAGAGTTCATATCACTAAGTTTCAGGGTTACATTAACCTTTGCTTTATTATAATGCTTAGGTTCTAGTATCATCTTCGCAAGTGCGTTAGCTTTAGCACTACCGCTATCAAGCTGCTCCTCTACATGTTTAAAGGCTTTACTCTCTAGTCTTTTCTTTATAAGCTCTGGATCTTCAAACTCAAAGACATCAGGCTCTACAACATCATATACTCTCGGTAACGGGTTTTTAGCATCAGCCTTTGCTGTTACTGTTTTCTTCTTTGCCATATTCCTTAACCATCCTTCCTAATACTCTGGAAGCACTAAGTCCTTTACTGTGACACTTCTTTAAGAAGACGTGTCTCTCATTAGCATCCTGTAGTATTATAGTGGGTCTCCAATATCTTTTCTCACACGGTTTCATATTCATAATGGTAGTCGACTATTTATTTCCTGTCAAATTTGACAATGCAAAGGTAGTCTACTACTATATATGTATGAGAACATGGGAAGAAATTTTATTAGAGGAGTTAGCAGATGGCGATATATTCATTATGGATACAGATACTTAGAGATGCAGGGATGATGGAATGAA